CAGTTCCTGTTGACCAGATGTGTCCTGCCAGCAAGTCAGAGAAATAGACAGTTACAGTGTCAGCAGTACTACTAGCAGTCCACAAGCGACCATAGGCAGAGATAACAATGTTGGTTTGTGGAGCAGTAGCAACATAACCACTTTTCTCGCTCACACGCCTGTATGTCGTGGTACTTACAGCAGGGTCATATATCAGCGGGTCATAACCCGTTTGAAAGAAATATGTGATTCCATTCAGAGAAGCACAATGCCAGTTGCTTGCAGTAATGGTGGGGCCAGTACCTCCCCCCCCATAGGTCAATTCAGTAACAGTAGCGCCACTCAGTTTAAACAGCTTGTTGTTTCCAGCGAACAAAACAGTCAAAGTGCCATCAGTCTGCACCAACTCATGGATGACTGTTACATTATTTGCACCAAGGTTGCCAGAGGATGTGTTAACCCTTGACCAACCCTTGCGAGAGCCAATGCGCCCGTATTGGTCAATCACGCAGTTTGTGGCAATCGCAGCATATCCAGCCGCTAAATCAAGCGGAGAGTCCTGTGTGTTCAGCCCAAAGAAGCCTGGGGCTGAGACAGAGAATGTCTGGATTTGTTGGCTCATGTTGATACAAATTGCTGATTTTCTGGATACCGATTTGCCTCTAAAGCAATGTAGTCGGAGAGCATGGATCGGAATAGTGTGTATGCCTCTGATGAAGACAACCCACCATCTTCTCCACGCTCAACCAATGCCCTGGCATACGCACCTTGAGCAACAACTACATCAGGCACAAGAACAACAGTGCTGTCAGCCGCCAAAGTTGCCTGGGGTATCGTCAGACTGAATTTCAGTGTGTACACGCCATCAGGAATTGGAAACAAACTGACTTTTGTATCGTAAGACCCATCAATTCCATCAAAAGAAAATTCTGTTGGAATTGAGTTGACCAGAGGCAAGAAGTTCTGTTTGCGGTTCATGTCCACAAATGTGATGTTAGTCAAACCAACATTACTGGTTGTGTTAATGGCATCCATCACCTGAAACTTCTGACCAGCACCAGTGAGTGAATATGATGGGGTTGAAGCCACAGTAGTCACAGTGATGGTCTGCCCCAAAGAATTCCAACCAAAAGAATCCTCCACTTGACGCTTTGCATCGTTTACAAACTTTGCAACCAAAGTGGAATAGGTGGTTTCGTTGTAAGTGGTTACAACAGGCTCACGCAAGCGAATCAACACATCGTTGACAAGTTCTAGTAGTGTCATGCTCTTGCCAACCCTTCTTGTTCAAATGTGGCGATAAAACTGAATGTGCTTCCTGCCTGAGTAGTTATTTTTATCTTGTCATCTTCTTCTAAAACAATGTAGGCATTGCCATCAAACTGCAAATATTGTTTTGATGTGAAATCGTAATTAGTCAATATATCAAGGGTTGTATTAGCACTTGCGTCATACCATTGAACAGTTATATGCTTTGTAGAGCCGCCTGTATTGTGTATATACATGACAGTGAATTTGGCGTAATAGCCCTTTGGACAGGTATAGACTGTTGTGTCTACTGCCGCTGTAGGACTAACACCAACTGATAATGCTCTCATTTCGCCTTTGCCTTGTTCCTTGCGGAAATTGCTCTAGCTTTTGCCTTTGCGTCAGCCTTGGAGTTTGCACCCCATGCCTTTAGCGAAAGAAGCAGTCTCGTTGGTTCACCATTCTTGAACTCAGGGCCATCATTACCACCCATTCGAGCCAAGAAACTTGCTCTGCGAGGGTTGTCCCCCGACTTTACTGGTGCTTTGAGATTGCCACCAGTTGCCGCATTATAAGATGATCTGCCCTTGGCATTCAAGCCGCCTTTTGGATTTTGACCAGCTTTTGTTTGCCAAGTGGGTGTTTTCATCTACTTCACCTTTTTAACCTTCTTTGCAGTCTTTGCAGCTTGTTTAAAGTCAGCAGCAGTAGGCGCACCTTTGGCTCCTACCTTACGCATCTTCTCACCAGAACCTTCAGTTATGCGTTTACGCTTTGCTGCGATGTTGGCATAAAGTCCAGGTTTCATTTCTTGGCCTTCTTAGGTTTTGCCATGCCAGCTTCAGACAAGGCAATAGCAATAGCTTGCTTACGGGAAGTCACTTCTGGCCCCTTTTTGGAACCTGAGTGCAGAGTTCCCTCTTTGTACTCACGCATGACTTTGCCGACCTTTTTAGCCGCTTTAGTCTTTTTCATGTCAGTACAACACTTTAGCAGTGATGGTTCCAGAGACATAAACAGTGCAATTGGCTCTCAAATACTTGGGAGCATTGGCAATGGTTACGATGCCATCAGCAGTCAAAGCAGTGCCAATTGTGGCAAAGGTTGTCCCATCCAAGCTACCTTGGAAGGCAACAGTTGCACTGGTAATGCCAGCAACTTGCAGGAATGCAGGTTGACCAGCATCAGCTTGCACAGCTTTTGATGCACCAGTTGCAACAACTGCATTTAAAAGGGTGACGGGAGTGGTTAAAGATGACATTATTTACCTCTTGAAGATTTCTTCATCATGTTAGTTGCAGTACGCTGACCCTTTTTAGGGAGCATCTTAGGTTTCCCAATCGCCACCATGATGGTGACAGGAACACCTTTCTTCTTTGAAGGAGACTTTTCTGCTTTCATTGGCTTGCCGTACATCATGCTTTTTCCTTGGTTATTGGCCCACCAGACTTCCAAGCATCACAGGTGCGGGCCGCTGCACAGGTGAATTGAAACAGATCACAGTATCCCAGGTTAGCCGCCTTGACAAAGTTCTCGTCATAAGACAACTCACCCTCGTTTTCATCCTTTTCCAGACCAGATGTGATGCACTCCATCATCTTAGGAGTCTGAATAAAAGCGGCACAGTTCCCACACAGCATACCTTTGATGGTAGATGTGGGAGCGTTATACATCTTGGCCTTTTTCAACCAGAAAGCATCATTTGCTTCATCAGGGTTGGGTGGGCCATAACCAAATTTTTTGAATGCGTTATTCCTGTTTTTCAGGTTAACAGTTATATCCTGAGTGGCAATAGGGCACGACACTCCTGAGAGCAAGCCTTTCATTTGAACAGCCTCTCACCAACATAAGTAAGTATGCCGCCAACAGTGGATGCAATGGTCATTCCCATCCAGAATCCACCTTTACTCTTGTTTGCCAACTCAAGCAAAGCCTTCACATCTTTGCTCAAAGAGTGAACTTCTGTCTGGAGAGCCTCAACTTGAGCCTCCAGCCTTCCAAAATCTCTAGCGTCTATATCAGACATTTGCAACTTTCCTTGGGCGACCCATGCGCCGTACAACTGGCGGCATAAAAGGAGTATCTGTCCTCACTTCATCAAGAATGTCACACACTTCTTGTTCATCAATACGAACATAACCCTGATGACCCTTCATTGAGTCAATGTCATGTTGCAAGGTAAAACTCACTGTGTTACCAGACTGAAGACAACGAAAAGTAGCCATTGAAACCCTTAAATAAGAAAGGGGGGACTAGCCCCCCTATCCTCACACCATACGAACAATAATTATGTCCATAGTAGCTGATGCCAAGTCCGCAGTTGAACCTGACTCGTTTTGGATGCGAAACTTGACAGTGTTGGCAGCACTGACATAGCCAGTGACAGTCAAACCAACCAAATCCACAGCTAAAGATGCACAAAGAACCATGTCACCCAAGGCGACACCAGGAACTGTTACATCATCTGTTTCACCAGCACCATCAACTAATGAGCCAGCATTCAAAGTACAAACAACAGACCAAGTATCAGAGAACAAACCCCGAAAACTGTCGTTGCCACGGCGGGTAACTACTGCTGAAGCGGTTGCCATTTTGATTTCTCCTAATTAGGTTAAAAAAGTCCCCCCACCACTAGGGCAGGGGGCGCAACTGCAATTAGGCGGGAACCAAAAGTGCAAACATAGATGCAGATTTGGCTGCACTTACGCTTGCGGCTGAACGCAGAATCTGAACGCCATACAAGGTATCAGAGGTAAACAGAGTAGCCAAATACTCTTGTTTGTACTGAACTTGTGAGCGAACAGCAACTTGCTCAACCAGAACCACTGCATCACGATGACCCATGATACAAACCCGTGCAGCATTAGTGCCTGATGCAGTGTCGCAATTGCTTGAGACAAACACAGGGATGCCATACAGGTTACCGATCTCACCAGTGCGAATGGTACTGTTAGTACCGCCCACAAAGGCTTGCTCAGTGTAACGAGCCAGACCCATCAGGGTGTTGCGACTTGATGGAGGAATCAAGAAGAAACGCTGATCCATAGGGGTGTCGGTGTCATCCAAACGCTGAATAGTGCGGCGAATGGCGGCATCGGTCAGTGCTGACTCATTGTTGTTTGCGGCAACATAAGCAGTCGTACCATCACCACCAATGAACGCACCAGTTGCGTAAGCATTAGTACCTCCACCACCATTGGTAGAGCGACCCAACTGAACCAAGTCGGTATCAACTTGTTTAGCCAGGGCATAACCAGCGTCACTGGTATAAAAATTCCGCAAGCTGTTTAGGGCTTGGGCCTCGACAATATCCTCAATCAAGCGGCTATATTCATAGTGCTTGTTGATCGACACAGTTACTTCAGACTCAGTAGCGGCAATCAAAGTGACTGCGACTTCTGCGGCTTTAGCGGTTGCTGAACCACGGGTAGGTGCGGGGATATGAATCGTATCGCCCTTCTTGCCCTTGAAGTTCATCTTCATAACGAGGTTAGCAAGAACCAAGTTTTTCTTGTAAGCCGCAACAATCTCATCACTCCAAATGTCAGGAATGAATTTGTCTGCTGTGGTCGTAGTAACTGAGTTACTGGGGG